CGCGAAGTTGTTAGAGGGTGAGGTCGCTATACCTGCTACATCTACTGTTGATGTGGTGGGTGCAGCGACCTACGAGACCTCTGTACCTGTGAACGCAACGTCATCGTTTGCGATTGATGGGCTGATTGTGTTAGATGGTACGTTCGGGTTGAGTGCCACCTCTACGGTATCGATTATTGCAGCGGGGTCGATCTTAAACGCGAGTTTTGAGGTTGATGCTGTGAGTACCACGATTATCAATGGTGTGATGACGTATAACACCAGTTGGGAGAGTAACACCGCAAGCACTACCGACATTAATGGCGTGATGACCTATGCTGGAGTGTTACCGTTCACCTCCACTGCGGAGGTTGACATCATTGGCGATATTCTATGGGAACGGGTGTCTGATCCGGACCCTGTATGGACAGACGTTTAAGGACTGACAGATGCCACTAATCCCATTGAAACTGCCTGCAGGAGTCTACAAGAACGGCACTGACCTTGAATCATCAGGCCGCTGGCGTGATTCTAACCTTATTCGATGGGAGGATGGGTCTCTACGTCCTGTAGGTGGCTGGGAGACGCGCAAGGCTACCGCCTTCGCCTCTGCTCCAAGAGGTTTGATCACATGGAAGGATAACAGCGGTAACTTCCATATCGCGGCGGGAACGCATAGTCACCTCTACCACTTGACCGCTGATGGTACGGTTGCAGACATCACACCTGTTGGGTTCAATACAGGTGATGTAGATGCAGGAGAGAACACGGGTTTTGGTGGTAGCACTTACGGCACAGCGTTCTACGGTGTCAAACGACCTTCCGATGGAGCAATAGACTTCGCCGCTACCACATGGGATCTTGATACGTGGGGGGAGTACCTTGTAGGGTGCGCCGATGCTGATGGTAAGCTCTATGAGTGGCAGTTAGATCATGCTACGCCCACCGTTGCAGCGGCTGTCACGAACGCGCCTACGGGTAATCTAGGCATGATCGTGACCGAAGAGCGTTTCATCATGCTACTGGGAGCGAACAGTAATCCACGTAAAGTACAATGGTGTGACAGAGAGGACAATACAGTATGGACAGCGACCGCAGAAAATGAGGCTGGTGACTTTGAGTTGCAAACCACAGGGCGCATCATGGGTGCTGTTAGGGTGCGTGGTCGTGTCCTTTTGGTCACTGATACTGATGCTCACACTGCCACTTACCAAGGGCCACCGTACGTCTACGGGTTCGAGAAAGTAGGTGATGCTTGCGGTGCTGTGTCACGCAAGGCTATGGTGGCAATTGACGAGGGTGCGTTCTGGATGGGGGCGCGTAGCTTTTACCACTTCAATGGATCAACAGCAAGCGTGGTAAATTGTGATGTATCAGATTTTGTATTCAAGAACATCAACCGCGACCAAATCTCAAAAACCTACGCTGTCCATAACAGTCAGTACGGGGAGCTATGGTGGTTCTACCCGAGTGGAACTGGAGTCGAAAACGATAGTTATGTCAAGCTGGACTACAGAGATGGGACGTGGGACGTGGGGACTATTGACCGAACCGCTGCGGTAGACCTCGGGGTATTTGACAGCCCTATATGGGTAGACTCTGCTGGCAACGTGTACAACCATGAACGCATTGGTTATCAGCATGGAGCAGAGACCCCGTTTGTTGAGTCAGGGCCAATTTCACTAGGTAATGGTGATCAGGTGATGAAAGTCAATAAACTGATCCCCGATGAACTGAATCAGGGCGATGTTGAGGTCAGCTTCAAGACTCGTTTCTACCCTAACGGGAATGAGTCAGAGTATGGGCCATACACCACAACCACTCCGACATCTGTTCGCTTTACAGGTCGTCAAGTGCGTATGCGTGTAGAGGCTACCAACAACGCAGACTTCCGAGTCGGGGTAATGCGGATTGAAGCTAGAGCAGGTGGGCGTAGGTGAATGCGCCACCACCGCTAGGACCAGAATGGAAGCCGTGGGGTGAGAGCCTTGTACGGTTTCTGAATCGCACCTATTCCAAGTTACAGTACAGACTTGCAGGAGACACCGCCGCGGAGAACGGGCAGCTATTGTGGGATGAAACCAACGGCTATCCGGTAGTGTCACTGGACAATGAGTGGCGGCAAGTTGTGTTGGCGGATGGTAGGGGGCTGTTCTACGACACTACCGATCAGACAGCAGCGGTAATCAACACCGCATACCCTATCACGTTCAACTCTACAGGGTTCTCTGACGGCATTACTCTTGGTACACCAACATCAAGAGTAGTGTTTGAAGAGGCGGGACTTTATTATGTCTCATTTACTGTGCAAGTCGCCTCAAGTAACGCGAGCCTAAAAACATTGTACTTCTGGCCCAAAGTGAACGGGGTAGATGTTGGCGGGTCAACAATGCAACTATCTATTGATAGTAATGGCGGGTCTGTTGTGATGAGCCGTACAGCGCTATTCCAGTTCAGCGCAGGGGATTATCTGGAAGCTTACTGGGCGACAACAAATGTTAATGTAGTGCTTGATGCCTCAACAGCAACAGCGTTTTGTCCCGCTACTCCTAGCGCCACATTGACGGCATTCAGGGTGCAGAAATAAGCAATTACATTTATAGAGAAATCATCATGCCAAGAACAACGGGAATACTTGACCAACTCGCGGGGACTCAGGATCTTATAGATCCGACTGTAACTCAGGCAAGGGCGCTATTAGATCGCCCCTACGCCGCCCCTGAGCTACCTGCGTTGCTGGGTAGTGGAATCATAGGTACTCCAGCGGTAGCGGATGCGGGTGCCGCAGGGTTGATCCCAGATTGGCGAACATCATTACCTGAAGAGACCGCTGCTTTCGTACCTAACCTGTATGATCAAGGGGGTTCCGATGTTAGTGCTGATACTACTGACTATTCTCCTGTAGGCAGCGGTGGATTTGATGCTTCTGTTGCAGGTGTAGGACAAGGGGTGAACCTCGATATGGTTGATGTCGGTTTTGCTTTATCCAACCCCTCTAAAGCGGCACAATTTCTGTCTCCGACATTAAGTGCCATAGGTGAGCATCTTGTTGGACCCGCGATCTTGGATCAACAGATTGGGACTATGGGTGATGTTGATGATGCAATTATGGCTTACTCCCCACAGGAAGGGGTGAACCTTGTGTCAGACATTCACGGTAATGTTGTTACCGTGACTACACCACAGATGGTAGCGAACTATGATCGTGCAACATTCGGTACTCATGATCCTAGCGACTCGGTGGCAGATATGTCAGCAGACGTGGGTTACAGTGAGGAAACAGACCCCTCGTTAGTCGGAGATAATTACACGGGGCGCAGTAACAACTGGAACAGTTGGGGCGGTTCAGACTCGTCCGGTTCAGGGGGAACAGTTAGCGATAGTTCAGGGGGAGCAGTTGGCGATAGTTACGGAAGTTCTGTTGGTTACGGGGGAGAAAGCAGCTTCTATTAATTCCCGCTAGAACAGTATATTATTAATGCAAATTCAAGAGAGGTTTTAACAATGGGAACATTACAAACAACCGGAACCCTAGACCCAGATCTGAAAGCGATCCACATGGGGAACGTGGACTATGCACGACAGGTTGCTAACCAGTTAGGTCAGCGACAGTTCGCGGGGTTTGACCCACTGTACCAGCAGGGCGAAGCAATGGCGCAGCAGGTAGCAGGGGGAGCGGGTAGTCAAAACCTCGGACTCTCAGGCGATCTTACAAGAGCGGTGGCCGGTTACACACCACAGCAGGTAGGGACTTCATTTTCCCCACAGCAGGTAGCAGCAGAGCGGGTCAACTACAACTACTCTCCAGAGCAGGTGGCGGCACGTGACGTATCCCAGCAGTACGCAGCGGAGCGCATTGGTGCAGACCCTAGCGCTATTCAAGCCTATCAAGACCCATACACCCAACAGGTGATTGATCCAGCCCTTGCTGATCTGGAACGTACCCGACAACAGCAGATGAACCAACTAGGTGCGTCAGCAACTCAAGCTGGCGCGTTCGGCGGCTCTCGTCACGGTGTTGCGGAGGCTCAGACTAACATTGGTTTCGGTAGACATGCTGGACAGCTTGCAGCGGGGTTACGTTCACAAGGATTCCAGCAAGCGGCACAACAGGCGATGCAGCAGAACCTAGCGAATCAGCAAGCAGGTATGACCGCCTTGCAGATGGGGCAACAGGGAGAGTTGGCTAACCAGCAGGCAGGGCTTCAGGCAGGAATGGCTAACCAACAAACTGGGTTACAGAATGCACAACTGGGACTGCAAGCAAACCTTGCTAACCAGCAGACAGGGTTACAAGCAGCAAGGGTTAATCAGCAAGCTGGACTACAAGCCGCTCAATTAGAGCAAACAGGCGCATTAGCTAATCAGCAAGCTGGGCTACAGGGCGCACAGTTCAGACTTGGAGCAGCAGGTCAGTTAGGTAATGTGGGTCAGGCACAGCAGCAAGCAGGGTTCCAAGGTGCGCAAGCGCTGCAGAACCTCGGTCTTGCACGACAAGGTTTCGGACAGCAGCAACTAGACGCTGCTAGAGGATTGGGTCAAGAGCGTTTGGGTATCATGCAGAGTGCGGCAGGTCAGATTCCTGTAACACAGACCCAGACGCAGACCAAAGACAACGATGCGCTGGATTACTTGACAGCAGGTGCTACTGTTTTAGGTGGTCTCGGTAATATAGGTTTTAATCCCTTTGATTGAGGAATAGATGATGTTTAACTCATTGTTAGAGAACATAAACAGACGTAACAGGTCATATGACTTAATTGGTCAGCAACCCGTAAGACCTCAGATCCAACGGATCTCTCCTGTAAATATTACACCAGAGGTTCAGAATGTTCCGATGCCTATTTCCCCTGGGTTATCTGCTGTGACAGCACAAAGTCTTGCACCTCCTACTGCACAGGTTCCAGACCCTGTTGCTCAAGAGTTACCGTTACCCCAGTCTCAAGGTTTAACCCCTCCTGTTGCACAAGAGATGGGTCCACCTCAGCCGATGGAGTTAGATTTACCCAAAGAGATCACGTCTACTGACTTAGCACAGGGTGCAGTCGCAGCGATCAAACAAGGTGGTATTCAAGGTGGGGACGAAGGCGCTGCACAGGGTTTTGGGCAATGGATGCAGAAGGTAGCCTCTGACGATGAGGCTATGGGTAGCATCATCTTGGCTCTGAACTCTTTGCGTACTAAACCTGATGCCAACTTAGCCACTGCCATGCGGGAGCAGATTAGTGCCTCTCGGAAGCAGCGGAAAGAGACAGCTACGAAGAACCGTACTCTTGAGGTGTTGAAAGGATTACCAGGGGTTACTGATGAGATCATGAAGATCGCAGAAGTTGATCCTCTTGCTGCTATTAAAATGGCTATTGAGAAAAAGAAAGATCGTAAGACACTAGAAGACGCTGCAGGATATAAGAGGTATCAGGATACAGGTGAGAGAGTGTTCCCTGGTGCTGAGAAAAAGAAAGATCGTAAGACACTAGAAGACGCTGCAGGATATAAGAGATATGCTGATACAGGTGAGAGAGTGTTCCCTGATATAGATGTTCCTGTTGATGACTCAAAGAACGCATATCAAGCGAAATCGTTTGCGTTGCCTGATGGTACTGTTGTGACAGGATCATTCAACCCTCGTGCTAAACCAGGTTCGCAGTTTGTGGATCGTGCAGGTAATCCTTTGCCAATGGGTGCTCGTATAATTAGCACACAAGCCCAAGGTACACCGGACGAATTAGGGCTTACTACGTCAACGCAGACCAGTTTAGAGAAACAACATATTGCGATGACAAGCCTCGAAAGAGGACTGGTTCAAATGCAGAAGATTCTTAAACAAGACCCGTCTGTTGTCGGCACTAAAGGGCAGTACAGCAAGTACGTCGGAGGAGCGTTGGGTCAATTTGAATTCACTAAACCAATGATTGACATGTTAAATACGTCACCTGAACTGAAACAACAATATGATTCGTTGGGTAAAAGCATTGTGGGTCAAGTATCTACGCTTCTTCAGGATGATCCTAGTCGTAAGTCAGATAAAGATATTCAAATGGCCATGGATGCCATGCAAACAGATTCTTGGATCTCTAGTCCAGAGCAAGCTACTGTTGCGCTCAGAACTTTAATGAAGGTTGTTGCCGAGAAGAAAGCAGATGTTGGTAACAGGTTAAATCCGACCGATCTAAAAACTAAATATAACCATCTTTTGAAGAAGGGTGAGTAATGGCGTTTACTATTGAGGAATTACGAACAGATCTGCAGAGTGCTGTTGACACAGGTGATGCGGAATTAGCAGACGTGATTGCTACACAGTTAGAGTCTCAGCTGGGTGCAACAGGATCAATTACATCAGGTGAGAGTTTTGTACCTCAGATGGAGGAGTTCGATGCTCCAGCGTTGAGCGCACCCAGTGTTGTTGACAGGATGACACAAAGTAAACGCGACCTATTTGCTCAAGAGTTAGGTGTGCAACCGGAACAGATGCAATGGGATAAAGGTGCTCCTCCTGGGTTGGGTCGTGCGTGGGCGGGGTTCATGGATACTGACGAGGAC